TACGATTTTGCCAAACAACTTGTTATGAAATTATCGTGAGTTGCCCGTGCTTGTTCTTCTGAACCAAAACGCATAGTTGAAGAGTACTTACTCCAATTGTCTTCACATATTGCTACTCTTGGGTCAACTAATGTTTCCCCGCCTGTTGTTTCAACTGTTGTTGAAGGCGGAACTGTTTGCGAAGACGTATCAGGAAGACTTGTTGTGCCTACTCTTAAACTTGCTTTGTTTTTATTCATCTTGTCTAATAATAAGTAGCCTACTAACGCACCTGCACCTACTAAAAGTAAATCTCTATTGTTCATAACGATTGTTTTTTTTTTAAAATGGGACTTTAGAAATTGCTTCATCAATCCATTGCTTTTCTGTTATCTCTATTGGAAACGCATCTATGTTAGCACTACCACCGCTTGTTCTGTAATATTTTCCATTTTGAGCCGACCAATCTACTCCATTTAAATAAACTCGAATTATAGGGCATTTAAAAGTTACCTTATTACAGTCATTTTTATAAGTTACAACTAAACCGTTTCCAAAATCTTTTGTAAATTCATTCTTACTTTTGCAGAAGCTTAGAAAACCATTTTTTTGTTTTAATAAATATTCAGGACTGCCTTTCATTGCTTTTGATTTTTCTTCCCACAATCCTTCGCAATTAAGACGTGCTGTTTGAGAAGAAGTGTCAGGCAAACTTGTTGTGTCGGTTGTTCTTGAAGCTACTTTGTTTTTATTCATCTTGTCTAATAATAAGTACCCTACTACTGCCCCTGCACCTACTAAAAGTAAATCTCTATTATTCATAATATTTTATTTAGATTGATTTTTAATATCTACCTCTTCTTGAATGATTTCAGTCAATGACTTTTGAGTCTCTTTGGTTTCAGTAGAAGTCGGATTGTCTTTCGATTCCCCTATAATTTTATTCACAAAGGGTAATGAAATTATTTTAGCAGGTACTCCTACTATCATTCCACCAACAATAAAATAACCTACATATCTCCAAAATTTACCTCCTGTTCTATTTGCGTATATTAATCCGCCAACTGAACCAAGAAATGAAATTGAGCCTATTACATATCCTATATTGAGAATTCTTGCCTTTTGATTATCTGATAATTCTTCCATCTGAAATTGCTTTTTTTAACTAAGGAGTTTTTTTAGCCATACAAGCATCAAAAGCACCTTTTCTTACAGCGGTTAAATCTGTTTTCGCTGTAAATCTCGAATTAGCCATCATAGCATCAACTTCTTTGTTACAACTGTCTATTTTTGCTTGAACTTCCAAAGGCAATTCTGCTTGTTCTTGAGTTACCGATTCTTCAATCATCTCTTCTTCTTTACCTTTTTTCAAATAATCTACTAAAAGGTATCCCGCAACAATTCCTGCTCCTATTAAAACTATATCTTTCGTATTCATAATTTCTATTTTTTTTAATTAATTATTTTGATTTGTAAACAGTTAAACCTGTTTTTGTTTTTGATGCTACATACGTTTTACCGTTGTACTCAAATGATGCTGAATTACTCTTTTTGGCTTCCAACATTGCTTTGAAATACCCATTTACCGCTTTTGCCATAATTTTTGTTTTTTAATTGTTTTTATTTCTATTTTTTAAATAATTTTAATATTCTTTGAACATTCTTTCCGTCATAAGGCACTTTGCCGTTTAACCAATCTTTTTTTGCATCGCAACCACAATCTTCGGTAATTGCATCTACAAATGCTTTAATGCCTGTAGCTTTAGTAATTTTCTCAATGGTATCACCTAAACCCTTACTCTTTTCCATTGTTTTTTTGTTGTTACATCTGATTTAATATAAATCAGGTAAATATATTGTATTTTTTTGAAATTTCGCTAATACTTTTCTTTAAAGAATCTGAAAGTTGTTGCCCTTCTTTAAATGCAATTGAAGAAAAATAAGTGTCTTTAAGTTCTGAATCAGTCATTTTATTTAAAATGGCAATAAAATTATCATTTGATTCTTTAGAACTTGTTGGTTGAACCATTATAGATTTTATCTTTTCAAGCATAACATCTTTAGCGGGTGCTATTCCCATTCCGTCTTGAGTTGCCACTACTGTTTTTTTCTTAAACACAAAGAAATACAAAGCAGTTCCTACTGCTATTAAAGAAATTGCTCCTATGGCTATTTTAGTTCCTGTTTTCATATTTTTTTTATTTAAGTATTTGAATACTTATTACCCAATGCTTTTTTAACATTGTATTTCACTTCTTCAACGTCATCGACCAAGTTAAGAAACTCATCATTTGGTTTTTTATCCTCGTTCATTTTTGCTATTGCTTTTCTGTAATACGTTATTCCGTATATTGAAAAAGCTACCAAAAGACCAAACAACAAAAGGCTTTTTAAGTCCATAGGTTTTTGATTTGACATATTTTCAAACACATCATCTCCGCCACCTGATGTCGGTGCTACCATTTGTACAGGTGCTACTGTTTGAACAGGTGCTACGGGTGCTACTGATACTTCTGTTTCCATAACTTTTACTTATTAAATTTTTTATATGCTAAATATCCAATTACTAATGCTCCTAAAATTAGTAAATATTTTTTGTTTCTTTGCGGAGATTGTATTTTATTTCTGTAACAATCCCCATAATCTTTTTCTTTTTTTGGGTCAAGCATAACTGCGGGTTTTGGTGACATTGGGTCGCCAACATACCAATCAGGAAGTCCTGCTTTTTTAGCACAATCTACGGCTATTGGGTCGGGTGTAAATGGCATTTGGCTCATAACTTTTTATTTATTAAATTTTTTATATGCTAAATATCCAATTACTAATGCTCCTGCAATTAGTAAATAGTTTTTATTTTTTTCAAAAAAAGATTCAGGCGCAACGTCTTGGTTTGAATATTTTTTAACAATAAAGTCCGCATTTCCTACTTCTAAATTCGTCACAGGTTTGCCATTGGCATCTGTTACACTTAAATATTCGACAGGAACTACTACACCATATCCAAAACGTCCAATTACATAATTTTTAGAATCAGAAGATATACTGATGTCCCAAGTTTTTTCAAGTATTTCGCCCTTTTTAAAACTTTGGCTTCCATCTGTACAACCTGTTACATCAGGCGGACAAACCGTACTGTCTTTCCATTCGTAATCTTTTAAAAATTTTATTTGCATAATATTTTATTTATTAAATTTTTTATATGCAAAATACCCAATTACTAATGCTCCAACGATTAGTAAATTGGTTTTGTTTTTTTCTAAAAATGTTTCGCCTGAAGCATCTGTCGCTAAAGTTTGTTCAGTAACCGCAATTTCAGGAACTTCAAATATTGATTTACCCTCGAATTTAGTACCATCTACTTTTGAGGCTTCTGAAGTAAAAATATTAACATTATATCGAGGAGTAGAGCCTGACTCAACGCCTGAATTAGTTGGTATTTTTTCTCCCTCAAAAACATCGCCTTTCTTAAAAGAATAACTTAACATAAAATTAGCCATTTTCGGACTATTAGGTTCGTTATTTATAAAATTTGTTCCTTTAGCCTCGTAATCTTCTTTAAATACATATTTCGCCATAACTCTTTATTTATTAAATTTTTTGTATGCAAAATAACTTGCTATCAATACTCCTAAAACTAATAATCTACCCATAGGTCTTGATTTTAAACCCCAACCACTATTGGTGAATTTTATTCCTAATTTTTCGTATAACTTGTCTTCCGCAGTCATATTTATATTCCCAATAGGCTTTAATAATGAATTGCTATTTGTTTTTGAAGCCGAACTTTGGTCTGATGATAACTCTAACACATCAGGAGATATTGAAAACCAACTTGACGCACCATTTCCATTAAATAAACCTTTGTTGATATTTGGATTAGGCACTAAAATAGTATCAGGAATTGTGGTTTCAGCCATTATTCCTCGACCACCACCAATTTTGTGAGAGGGTGTAAAAACACCATCTACAATATCTCCTTTTTTAAATGTAATACTTTGGTCAACCGATGAAGAAGTACCTATATTAGAATCATAAACACGATATTTTTGAATTGAATCTTGCTTAAATCTATACTTTGCCATAATTTTATTTTTTAAAAGCTCTTGCAATTAATAATATACCTGCCAATCCACCTATACCCGCATAAATAACTTTATGGTCTTTTAAGTGTTGAACAAACTTTTGTTTAGTCGATGCTTTTAATTCGGGTTTAGTAGAAGCGTGAGAGGGTCTTGTGCCACCCGTAACTACAACTTCTTGCAATTCTTCAACATCATCTGCTAATTTTATTTTTTGTCCTTGTAACTCACTCGCTTTGCGAAATTGAGGCACATATCCAACATAGGAAATTCTAAATTGAGATTCGGAATTAATTCTTGCGTCTTCTAAAACAAAATTACCATCTAAATTAGCTTGTGTACCAATTTGATTAGGATTAGCTCCTGTAATTATAGTAATATTAGCCAATGACATTGGCTCGTTACTTGTATCTAAAACTTGTCCAAATATCTTCATTACGCTCCTCCTCCCTTAATTTTTTGAATGGTGTACCAATTCACAATTGCGCCTAATGTAAAAGATACAATGCCTACAACAACAAAAATTGTAGATAAATGCTTGTGAATTTGAGCATTTACATCTTTTTTTATTGTCGCATCAATTTCTTCTTGCGTCTTTCCTGCTTGACTATTTTGAAGTGCTTCTACCATAATAATAATATAATGTTAAACCCGCAAATATTGATATAACACCAACGGCTAAATAATTTTTGTATGCTTTAACGGCTAAACTAACACTTCCGTCATTAAGCCATTCTTTAGGCAACTCCTTTAAGATAGTTTTCTTAACTTCCCAAACTCTTAACTTTCCGTCTTTTACACTTCGGAAAGCGGGGTTTGCATTGTAAATTTGTCCTGCCGTAAGACCACCTCCTTGTATAATCCAATCATCAGGCTTACCAACTGCTAAAGGAAAAAATGTTACAAAATAAGTGTCGGTGTAACTTTTCAGTTTTCCCGTATATGCTTTGTAATATTCATAAACTAAATCCAACTGTGTTGAATAGTCCATTTTTGCAATATCCGACATAGGGTATCGCTTACCATTAACGGTTTTATAATTTTTACCCCTATCAGGACAAAATTGAATCAAACCATAGCACCCAATATTATTACCTGTTGTGGGCTTAAAAGTTCTTCCGCTTTCAAAGTACATAATAGCCATCAACCAATTAGGGTCAATGCCTATCTTACCTGAAATTTCAGATACTTTTTTTACAAAACCACTTCTGTAAGAAGCAGGTACTTTATCTTCGTATATTAAAGCCATTTACCACAATATTTTATCTGCATACCAACCATTTGTTCCCGTTTTATGACGGTCTTTCTCGTGCCGTCGTTTATACAACTTACGTCTTTCTTTAGCATATCCTTTTGGGAAATACCCCTTTTTTTCTTTTTCCAAATAGGTAGGGTAATCATTCATACCCGAAGCCCCAATTGAAGCAATTTTTTTACCGTTTTTAAAAACATCAATTTTTTTAAGCGAATTTGTTGAGGGTTTTATTTCAACCCCCAACTTATTTGCTTGTTCTTTTGAATATGGTAAAATCTTGTAAGCCATTAATTATATATTTTTTTTAACTTACTGCGTCAAAGACATACGTTTGTTTATCTTCGTCATACCTAATATCATTTAACTCTTGTTCGGTAAAATTTCTTCTAAAAAAACCTACAATGGTCATACTTCCACTTGTTTTACCTACCGTAAGGTATCTTTTTAATCTTTTTACTTTATCTCCCTCGCCTGTTTTAGTTGAATCTGTGTTCCCCTCAATAGTTTCGCAATAATTCGTTTCCTTGTCTAAAATTTGCACAATTATTCCCGTATGTCCTCCTTTTGTTCTTTTAGCGCAAAAAACGTCCCCTATTCGTAATTCGCCTTTTGTAAAAGCAAGATATTTTTTATCCCCTTTTTTATTTAAGGCTTGGACATTGTAAAGATTTTGCAATGCAACTCCACCTATATTTTTAGACAGCCACTCTTTATCAAAAGAAAATAGTTGCATCAATACTAATTTGACGTAAAAGGC